CAAAAATGGATGGGTAAAGGAGAAGACTGGATCACTGACCACCCTGACTTGATCAACGCTATCACCGACTTCGAAAATAAGGTAAAGGAAGGATTGATACCCAACTTTTATTTTATTGACCAGACAAAGGACGAACGACGACCGATAGCGAAGGTCCTAGCTGGAAAAACTAGGATGTTTGCTATTGGTAACATGGTACTCACCGTCTTGATCCGCCAATATTTCAGTTGGTTTGATTCAGAAATGAAGAAACACCTGATTGATAACGGATCATTGATTGGTATTGACCCCACCTCTTACGATTGGACTAAGCTGTATGGATTGCTAACCAGCATGACAAAAGGAAAGAAGACAGCCTTCGCAGGAGATTATACCACTTACGACGGAGATTTGAGAAGAGATTTGTTGTTTGCGGTTCTTGATGCTCTCATAGAAATAGGAGAAGTACCCGAAGAACACCACCCAGCAATGTTTGCCTTATGGTCGATATTGATCGATTCGCAACACATTCATAAAGGAATTGTGTATCGACTCGATCACTCTCAACCATCTGGTAACCCCTGGACCAGTGTTATTAACACGATTTATGGTTTAGGTTTAATGGAGACCGCAATCACCGAACTTCTACTCGAACGACAGCCGCAACTAGCTCTTGAAGTAAGAAACAAAGTTCTAATCGTCGTGTATGGTGATGATAACCTGGTAGCGTTTGACAGCGACATAGCCGAAATTATCACACCCACCGACGTAGGACTTAAACTGACTAGTTACGGACACAAATATACCAACGACACCAAGACCGCCGAATTAGAGTTTAAGAAAGTTGAAGATTTGACCATCCTGAAGCGCGGATTTGCTTGGGATGATGAATTAGCTTATTGTTTCGCTCCATTAGACTATAAAGTCTGGATCGAGATGATGTATTGGGATAAGGAAAAAGACCCAATGCTAAAACGCGAGCAGTTGCGTGTAAACGCTTTAACTGTTCAGCGTGAGTTAGTTCACCATTCCAAACAAATCCATGAATCAGTATGGACAAAAGGATTTGTACCGCATTTATCTAAGTTAGGGATAAATGTAGAAAACAACATACCATACAGTTTGCATCGAGCAATAATAGCAAACCGTATTAACTAACAGGAGACGTATTTACGTCTGGC